ATTATCTGTATCTTTTATAACCAATTCTAATGCTTCTAGTCGTCTTTGTGCAATTTTTTCACTTCTTGAAACGAACATATATTAAGACTCCTTAAATTAATAAAGTTAATATTATTGACTGCGTCATAAAAGATTATTCGTACCCTTCTACGGTTATACGAAGTCTTTTTTTGACAATAAACTTTTTCAATTATTAGTTGTTAAAGATTTGGAAAAATTATATTATGTGCTAAAACCCAAAGAAATCTTTAAATGATTTTGTTTTTTCTTGTTTTGGTTTTTCAATTTTTTCTCCAACATCTTTAATTTGTGATTTTAATGGAATAGGTGGTTTATTTTTAGATTTAGCTAATTGTTTTTTTCTATATTTATCAAACAAATCTTTACTTATTAATTTTTCTATTTCATCTTCTTTTAAAGAATAAATATAATCTTTAATTTCTGATGCAATCTCTTCTCTTACAAGAGGAATAACATCTTTAGGACTTAAATCTATTCCATTTTGTAATCCAATATATAAATAATCAGCTATTTTTTTAACCATATAAGGACTTTTAGGAAGTTCTGCACGCTCTAAAGCTGTTTCAATTTCTCTATTATATCTTTCAAATTCTTGAGCTTGGAGTCTTTCAAATTCCTTTTTTTGAGCTTCCATTTTTTCCTTTTCATATTGTTCTTTTAAAGCTTGTAGTTCTCTTTCAAGTCTTTCTTTTTCTAATTGTTCTGGTGTTTTTTTAGCATTTTCAATTTCCTCTTGAACAATTTCTGCGGCTAATTTTTTTAAATCAATCCCAATTCTTGGGTCTTCTAAAATAGCTCTAGGGTTAGTTTTTAATAACTCAATAAACTCTCTTGCTTCTCTATCTAATTGGGAATATTCTTGAGCTTTTTGGTGAGCTAATTTTGCCATTTGTAATTTGTTTTTCATAAATTCAACTACTTCTGGATCATCTGGTATTTCAAATGGCAATTCTTCTTCGTATTCTTTATTATTGAATTTAATCTTAAGTTTTCTTAATGTTTTTTTAGCTTCTTCTTTTTGTTTTTTAGTTAAGTTAGGATCTGCATCTATAGCTTCTTCAGTTGAATGACCATGTGTTCCACTTAAATCCACATTTTCATAATTTTCGGTTTCTTGAGTTTCAAGATTTTGTGATTTTTGTTCTACTTGAGATGTATTTGATGGGTTAGCTGTTTCTGATGAAACAGAAGTGTTGACTGATTGATCTGACATGATTTTCTCCTTTTACTTTGTCCTTAAAAATTTAAGGATAAAAGCATCGTCTGGTGAGAATACCAGATAGATGTTATTTGGTTAATAATGAAAGTTTCATTATTTAGTTGTTAAAACTATAGAAAATATTATTTACTTCTTTTTCTTATTTCTTCTAATAACCTTAAAAATGCTTCTTTTTCAGGAAGAGATCTTTCTGGATCAGTTAAAATATTCATCGCTTTTTCTTGTGATTCTTGACTATAAGAAGAAAGTGGTCTTTGTTTTTCTATATTTTTTGCAAATTCTTGAGCTTTTTCTATCTGTTTATCTGAAGGTGTAGTTACCCCTGTTTCTAAATAATTTTTATGCATAACTTGTGTTGCACCTGAACCTGGAACACCACTAGATTGTTTTATTTCTTCACCTAATTTTTTTCTAAATAATTCTTTTCGTTTAAAATTTAAAATTGCTTCTTTTAATGATTCGTTTCCTGGTCTATTTAATAGATCTTTAACTTTTTCAAAACTAGGGCTTTCTAAAATGTCTTCCATATTTGATGCTCTTATTTTACCACTTTTATTTACATTCAATAATGGTTTTGGTGCTAATGCTCCTAATGCTACATTCTCTAATCCACCTATAGCTCCTTCTAGCATTTCTTGTGGGGCTGTTTCTAAATTTTCAGAAGTGCCAAGTTTTGCTAAAGCTCCCAATTTAGCAGCTTGTAAAGCATTTTTAGCTAGAGAGGCACTTTTAGCCGCACCAAGTCCAGGAATAGCCATAGTTGCAACATTACCACCAATTTCTCCAGCCATGTAGGATTTAGGATTTACTTCTTGTGCTTTTTGAAATTTAGCTCTAGATTCGTCTCTATGTCTAATATACGCATCTTGTAAACTTTCATTTGGCATTCTATCAAATAATACACCAGCTCCACCAGCCATTTCGTCAGCAAATCCTAAAGTTGCAGATTGTGCCGCACCTCTTAAAGCTGACTCTAATTCACTTGGATTATAATTTTGTAATTTATTATCTTGATCTTGTTCTTCTAAATATTCTGGATTAAAATATCTCATAAATTAGTATCTTAAATTAATACTTAATTTTTAAAAGACTTACCACTAAAATAAACAGTAATATTTCCACCACCACCTAATTTTTTATATTTTACTCTAACATAAATAAAATGAGATGTTTCATAATTTAATAAATATTGCGTACTATTTACTATATCAGAAACACTTAAAGTTACAAAATTTACACCATCATTACTTGCATGAATTTCTATCTGACCATTCATTGTTCCGTTTGATATAGCATGAACGCAAAATCCATTAACTAATGAAATATCAACTACTTCTGATATTATATCAGATGAAGTATTACCATTATCTATTACTTTTTTATTTAAATAAACCATATCAATAATATAGTTGTTAACTTAAAATTATTGTTTTAAATTTCCCATAATTTGTTCCTGAATTTGAGGATTTGGCAATAATTCAGGTGGAACTTTTGGTAAATTTGGCATTGTTTGATTTTCAGATTGTGGATTTTCTGGACTTAAAATATTTTCACCACTTTGTATTACACCACTAGGTATAGACATCATTGGATTTTCACTCATTGGAACTCCCATCCCTTCATTTCCACCCATTTCTGGTGGGATAGGTGGTTGTCCTGGTTGTGGCATAGGTGCTAAAGGTTGTTCACCTATAAGTTGTAATAAATTAGGATCAGCTGTTCTTAAAAAATCAATATGTTCTTGAATATGTTTTAATGTTTTTTGAACTAATGTTGGATCTTTTCTTAATTCTGGATCAGCAAGAACTGATTTATGTTCAATGATATGCATTCTGTGTGCATCTAATAATGAAGCTATAACATCTTCACCGTCCATTAGTCTTTCGTTTTCTGACTTAATAAGCAATAATTCTGACATATCCCCATCATACATTGCGTCAAGTCTTCCTGTATTTATAACTTGGAAGTATTGTTGTGGGTTCTTAATTATATTCATCTGAAGCATCTGTTCTGCCATTTGAACACGACCTGCAATAGTTTTAGCAAGAGGATTACCCACATCAACTACGACTCTATTTATATCTTTAATCATGTCCCCTGTAAATTCTTTAAGATATGATCTATTATGACGACCAACTAAAGCGACTAATTTTGGTGAAGTAGAAAAATCTTTTAATATATTAATTAAAGCTGTTCCACAATCTTCAATTAACTTAATATAAGATTGTTGAAGTCCCGAAATAAATTGTAATGCCATTGATTGCACTAAAGCTAAAGCGTTTCCTGATCGCAATGATGCTTCAGGATTACCTCTTGCTACACTATTTACACCAGAGATCGTTTCAGCTTCTCTAATTAAATCTTGAATAAATTTAAATACTTCAGCTGGGGTTTGAGTTAAATTGATTGGTTCTGGTTTTTCATTTCCTTCAATAATATTCATTCCACCTTGAAGTGAGGCAATAGAAATATCAGCACCCTTTGGAACAAATACATTTTGAATACCAAAAGTATTCTGATTTGTTAAAATTATACTATATAAAGCATTTATTGCTTCTTGAATAGGATAAATATCAAACATTGGGCTATAACCATAAGGTGTTCCCAATATATTAGCTGGTGCTATGCGATAGATAGGAATTTCTCTATATGGTAATTTTGTATCCAATAAAACTGTTCCATCCGATAAGAATAATAAGTATCTTCCTTCAGGAACTGCCTCTGATCTTTTGTGATAAAATTCAAATACTGCTATATCATCGCTTTCATCATTTGTAAATAATGATAAACGATGCGCATAATGTTCAGATTTAGTAGGAATACCCAATATTCTATCTTTTTTTTCAGGATATTTTGCAATTAAATTATGCCTATTTTGAAACGATCTTACCATGATCCATTCATGTTTCCATTCTTCTTTAGTTCCATCAACTACTATGTCAAAGGGTGAATGAACACTAAATTCAATTTCACCTTCATAATTTATTTCACCCGTTTCTGGATCAATATCATAAGCTTCACCAGCTGTAGCATTCCATTCCATTCTAATAAATCCAGCACCCAAAACTATTGCCATTTCTGTTGCTCTTTTAATAGATTCCTCTAGTCCTTTTTCTCTCATGTAATAGTCTAATATGCCATCGGCTAGATATGTTTGAGATAAAGACTTATAATCGTTATTTATGGCTCGTGTTTGCATCGCTGGACGACTTGAAGTAACCATATTATAAATATGAGATGCTATATTTCTAAAATGATTGACTGTCAATGTTGTAATTTCACCTTGTTCTCCCGTAAAAGTTATATTATGTCCATATCCTACATCATTTACATAAGCACCATGATATGCCGCCCACATTCTTGATAATTTATCTAAATAAGAATTAGCTCTTAAATGTTGATAAAAAGATTCACCTCTTTTAATTAAAATAATTGCACAATCTTCGGCATCTTTTAAAGCAAAATAAGTATTTTTATTATCTGTTTGTTGATTATCATTTTCCATCATAATATATTACCTCTTTTTTATATTAAATAGTTTTTTATAAACATCAACAGGATTACTTAATCCATCTCCATAAATATTCTTTTCATATCCATAAGATTTATTCACAAATATATTATCAGAATTTAAATTAGGTTTAGGATATGGATTTTTATTATAATTTATAGAACGAATAAGATAAACTAAAGCATCAACCCCGTCATAATGTCCATCGTCTGGTGATCTAGCAAATTCATCTTTAGTTGTTCCTTTCCATCTACAATTTGATAAATGTCTAATTAAATTAGTACATCTAGGATTTATTATAATCTTTTCTTGTGAAAGCATTACTCTAATCTGATTTATAACAGCTTGTTTGTCTGTTTTTTTAGGAGTTTCAAAATTTAATTCTCCATGTGAATATCTATATAATTCTTGAGTTACAATATAATTTATATCACTAATTCTTTTGGGTTTTTTAATTTCATTAGTTAAAGGGTTAACCCATAATTTATATTCTTTATCTAGAATCATTTTAGCAAGATTTGGTAATTGCATATCTTTACCTTTAATCACCAATTCATCTTCAATAATAACACAATCTTTCATAAAATCATAATAGGAAAATAAAACAAATGTTAAATCTTTAAATCCTAAATCCATTGAAACATAAGTATCATAATATTTTGGTCTATCAACTTCTTGTATTATTCTTTTTTTAAGGTTATCATCAAATTCTGGAAATACTGTATTATCTTCATCTCTTATTATTTCACATAAATATTCCCTTAAGAATTTTGGATTCTTTTCTCCACCCATTTTAGAAATAATGTTATCAATTTGTTCTTTTGTTAGAAGTGGATTATCATATATAGTCTTTTTAATTAAAGTACCATTAAGTTCGGCTTCTTCTATAAACTTATGAAAATCATGACTAGGATCACTTGGAGGAGTTGAAGCAAGAACGATTTTACCACCTGTATGTGTGGTTGTTGGTAATAATACTGAAGTAACAACATCATCTAATTTATCACAGAAACCAGCCTCATCAACTAAAACAAGAGCTGATTTTTGTCCCCTTAACCTTTCATAATGCCCATTATCACTTCCAGCCAATTGAATCATTGACCCATTATAAAATTCATAAGTATATTTTTTATCTTTATATGTTGGTTTTATGTCCTCTGGACAATCACTTAATATCTCATTAAAAATAGGTTCAAATATACTTTGTAAATGTAATTTTGTATCTGTTAGTAGTTTAATAACTGAATTTTTATGTCTTAATGCCTGTTCAATGGCAAGTATTGCTAAAAGATAACTCTTACCTGATTGTCTAGCAAGAAGCCACACTAAAATAGAGTTTGGATCAGAATCATAAAAGATTTTATACATTTCTTTTTGAACAGCATGACACTTCCAATATAAATTACCATTTCGCCACAGCTGATCTTGAATTTGTTTTTTTGTAAGTTTACCTTTTAAATTGTCTTTATTCATTATTATTTTGATCCTCTAAAACATCAGAATCCAATAAACCTAATAATTCTTTATCAGAAAATTTAGAAGTGTCAACGATTAAGGTTTTAGGTTTATTTTCAAAAGCCATTAATAGTTTAGAAAAAATATCAAGTTTTTTAGCCTCTTCCATTGTTAAAGCTCTTATTAAAGATATATCCCTTAACTTTTGAATTTCCATTTTACAAATAATTTCTTCATCAGTTAATTCTATTTTCTTAGTTTTTTGTCTTTCTTCTAATTCTTTAACCAATAATTTTAAATTCTTATTTTCTTCTTTCAATTTTTTAATCTCATCTTCTATTGATTTTGGAATAGGTGAATTTTGTGCTAATTCTTCTTTAGCTTCATTTATTAGATTTTTAATATCTTTAGTCTTATTTTCCTTCATAATTTATTTATTATAATATTCTTTTTTCTTTATTGAATGTATTTAAAGACATTTTGACACCACTAACATAAGTTTTAAGTTCAGAGTTTTCTTTTTTCATTTCATCTATTTGTTTTTGTAATAATTCTAATTTTAATTCTACATCTTTAATAAATGTATTTTGTTCGTTTTCTAGTTTCTTTATTTTATCAGATTCATCTTTTCTTTCTAATATAACCAAACTTAATAAAAATATAAATATAATCGGAATATCTAATGTTGTTATATTATTTTTAAAAAAGATAAATTG